ATTTTGTGAGAAGTATAAGTCTTTTGTTGACCCACTTACATAAATGTATGATGCGGAAATTGACGTATCAATATTTGTGGTAACGGGTTCGAATTGCATATACCCCTGAACAATTTCACTACCCGAGATACCAAATGACCCCGTTAGTCTGGTATTACCGATAAGTGTGTTTGATCCACTTGTAAACAAACTACCAGTAACAATTTGATTACCGATAAATGTATTTGACCCCGTGGTTGCGATTGCAGCGATACCAGTTGTGTTTTGTACAACTACCTGTATTGATGAACTTACTGTTCCGTCAGGTAAGAATGTTTTAACTTGTGCGGACGATGATACTATATCGGGATTATAGTTTACTGATGACCAGACAATCTGTGTAGATGATGTTACCCAACCAGGATATTGTGCGGATGAGGTTACAGTACCATCAGGTAATAATACTTTAACTTGTGCGGATGAAGATACAACATTACTTAATTTATTTTGAATATTGTTATAATCAATTTGTGTAGATGATGTTACCCAACCAGGATATTGTGCGGACGAACTTACTGTTCCATTTGGAAGTAATGTTGCTACTTGACCGGACGCAGATACAACACCGTTGGTTGAAAGAATTGAACCAGTAAATGATGATGCTGATACTGCACCAACCACTAACAACGAACCAGTAATGTCCAATCCATTATTAAATTGAATATTACCAGAAATATACGATGCTGTTACTGCTGTTATTGCATTCTGAGCGTAACTTGCAGTTAATGCGTATGACGCTGATGTGTTTGTTAATGCGTTAAATTGAGTGGATGATGAGATTACACCACTTAATTTATTTTGAATATTGTTATAATCAATTTGACTTGATGCGGTAACCCATCCTGGGTATTGTGCCGATGAAGATACCGTACCAATAGGTAAATATGCCTTAACTTGACTACTACTTGATGCTACACCAGCAAGTTGTGATTGTAATGCATATGAGCTGGTTGCTGCATTCAATGCACCAATTGATACTTGTTGTGTTGCATCAACTGTTGCTAAAGATGAACTAAATGTTGAGTATCCATTTGTTGCGGTAATATCAATTTGACTTGATGCGGTTACCCAACCAGGATATTGTGCTGATGAACTTACAGTTCCGTTAGGAAGTAATGGTTGTACTTGAGTTGACGATGAAACAACACCGCTTAATTTATTTTGTATTAAATTATAATCAATTTGACTTGATGCGGTTACGATTCCAGATGGTAATACCAATGCACCACTAATACTACCAAGAACACTTAACGAACCTGTAAATTGATGTGTATCATCTGCTGTATCACCAAACTTGGTGGAACCAGATTCATAAATAATTGATGATGTAATATATTCAACTTGTAATTTTTCTGCTGTTAATGTTCCACCAACCGTCAAGTTTTGTGGAAAGTTAAAATCTGCTGTTGCAAATGTAGTTCCAGTAATACCACTTAATTGAATTTGTGCAGAACTTGATACAAGGTTTGGAATATTTGGGCCTTCTGGACCTGTTGCGCCTGTGTCACCTTTGACACCCGTTGCACCCGTAACACCTACGGGGCCAGTTTCACCAATTGGTCCTGTTGCACCGGTAACACCTACAACACCAGTTGCACCTGTGACACCTATAGGTCCTGTTGGTCCTGTTTCTCCTTGAATACCAGTTGCACCCGTAGTACCAACTCCCGTTGCACCTGTTATACCCGTTGCACCAGTAACACCTACAACACCAGTTGCACCAGTAACACCTACAACACCAGTTGCACCTTGAATACCTGTAGCACCTGTGTCACCCTTAATACCTGTTGCACCTGTAACACCTACAGGGCCAGTTTCACCAACTGGTCCTGTTGCACCAATTGCACCAGTTGCACCAGTAATACCAATCCCTGTTGCACCTGTGACACCTACAGGACCAGTTGCACCTTGAATACCAGTTGCGCCGGTGTCACCTTTGACACCCGTTGCACCCGTAACACCTACAGGACCAGTTTCTCCAATTGGACCTGTTGCACCTGTGTCACCTTGGATACCAGTTGCACCGGTGACACCTACACCAGTTGCACCTTGAATACCAGTTGCGCCGGTGTCACCCTTGACACCAGTTGCACCTGTAGTACCAATACCTGTTGCACCCGTGACACCCACAGGACCAGTTTCTCCAATTGGACCTGTTGCACCTGTGTCACCTTTGACACCTTGTGGACCTGTCGAACCTTGTGCACCTGTTGCACCTGTAACACCTATTGGTCCTGTTTGTCCTATTGGGCCCGTTGCGCCAGTGTCCCCTTGGACACCTTGTGGACCTGTTGGTCCTTGCACACCCGTTGCGCCTGTAACACCGGCGCCGGTTGCACCAGTGTCACCTTTGACACCAGTTGCACCTTGAATACCAGTTGCGCCGGTTGGTCCTTGTATACCTGTTGCACCAGTATCACCTTTGACACCTGTAGCACCTTGAATACCTACAGCACCGTCAAGATTAATTTCCCAACTTGCGTATGTACCCGCACCTTGATATGTTGTTCTATTAAATACTAATTGTCCAGTCGATGGGTTATAACTGACTACTTCACCATGTTGGTGATTGTTTTGGTCATATGCTAAGATAATAGTTTGTGCAATTGAGTAATCAAGGTTTAAATCAACCGTATATACTGTTACCTGACCACTACCAGAGATTTCAAATGAACTTGTGGTTGTTGTGTGATATCTGTCACCATCCAATCCAGCAACACCTGTTGCACCCGTAGTACCAACTCCTGTTGCTCCAGTTACACCAATTGGTCCTGTTGCGCCAGTGTCACCCTTGACACCAGTTGCTCCAGTAATTCCAATACCTGTTGCACCTGTTACACCAACAGGTCCAGTTTGTCCAATTGGACCTGTTGCTCCCGTATCACCTTGAACACCCTGTGGTCCGGTTGCACCTTGAATACCAGTTGCGCCGGTGTCACCCTTGACACCAGTTGCACCAGTTACTCCTACACCTGTTGGTCCTGTTGTACCTTGTGCACCTGTGTCACCTTTGACACCTGTTGCTCCAGTAACACCTACAGGACCCGTTTGTCCAATAGGACCAGTTGCACCCGTGACACCTTGAGCACCTGTTGCTCCAGTTACACCCGTTACACCAACCGTACCTTGCGGTCCTTGTGGTCCAGTCGCACCTACAGGTCCTGTCGCACCCGTTGCACCACCTCCACCATTCATCGCAAATGATGCGGTGACTGCGTATGATGAACTGTTAACTAATACATTTTGAATTTGTGTAGAGCTTGAAACAACTCCACCACCCAAAGCGTGAACTGGGATACTTCCACTTTTAATAAGGGTACCTGTAAGCCTGGTAAGTGCCATTTATTTTCTCAATCTTAGTGTGTATCAATATATAAATATAACCAGTTTTTGTTAGAAACTTATTATGATAATGCTAATCGTATTGCTTTAATTAAAACGTTTGAAGATGAAGGTGGGGCGGTCACAAATGATAAAGTAGTACCGGTCAAAGTAAAGTCCTCTACCAACGCATATGACATACCATCCACCGTGACAAATAGTACATTTTCGTCGTATGACTGCGATAATGTATAATTTGTGGTTGTTCCATTACCAATAAATAAATGATTATCTACTCTAATAGATATATTTGGTAATGTTGTGAATTGTGCCGACCCAGTAAATGATCCGCTAAACGAACCACTTGCTGTTCCATTTTCGCTATAGTTAACAAAGGCTCTAATTAAAATATTTGATTCTGATGGTGGCGCCGATACAAATGTAAATGTCGTTCCTGATAACGAATAATCAATTGTTTTCGTATATGTTAAACCATCTACGTTTACTTCAAGAGCATTTAAATAATAACTTGAAGATAAAATATAATTTACTGTAGTTCCATCCCCAACAAATGTATATGTGTCAATGTTGACCAATGGACTACTACCACCACTACCACCACTTCCTGCGTTAGCTGCGTATGATGCTGTCAGTGCATAACTGGAAGAGACACCGTTATTTAATAATACTATAGCAGATCCACTACGAGTAAATAATCTACCGTCCGCAATGTTAATCGCAAGTTCACCTTCATACAGTGCACTTGCTGTCGGTATTGCTCCCGATTGCGTACTAAATAATGGTATAAAACGATTTTGTGGCATATTTACTCTGTTTTAATTAGTCATTATACAAATGTCACAGTTTGGTTATTTTCACGTATCCTGACCCACTGTGATATCCAATTGTTGTAATTGCACTTCCGCTGAAGGTAGATAATGTTTCATAATTTCCATCGGCAGTTGCAACAGTTGTTCCACTACTACTGATGTATGATCCACCACCACCTGCTCCGTCTGATACTGGGGTTGTATTTCTTGCCGTACCCGCACCACCGGAATACCCACCACCACCTCCACCACAAATTGGTCCTGCTCCACCACCTCCACCGAATCCACCAGGTATCGCTGCTGGTGGCGGGTATTGTGGTGAAAAGTATCCACCAATTGACCCAGATGGATTTCTCCAAAATCCTTTACCACCACCACCATATTGACCACTTACTACTACACCACCATCATACACACCAGCTCCATTCATACCACTACCACTTACACCGGTGGCAAATCCACCACCACCTCCACCGTCATATGAGTTAGCCGATGATGTTATGTGCGACCTTCCTCCCAATCCATTTGTTCCACCACGTTCTCCAAATGAGGAATTACCACCATATGTTGTGGTTCTACCAAATGCTTGAGAACTTGATTGTGCTCCTCCAGTACCATAATATCCATTTCCACCACCACCACCTGCAACTATTAGTGGATTGATAGAACCACTATTTGACCCAGAAGGAACGACAAAACTTCCTCCACCACCACCAACACCGGAAAATGAAACGTTGTTGGAATCACCGGATTGTTGTCCCACAACAATAAGTAATTTTTGATTTTGTTGTAATGCGAATTGTGCTCGCATCTTGGAACCACTACTGAACTTATTACTTGTTTGAGTATTTCTTCCAGAACTTGCTCCCGCGACTTCTATTTCATATGTTGCGGTTTGTGGAACAGTCCATACTTGATAACCACGATATGTCGATTCGGTGGTGAAATATGCTGAGTTTGCTGTCCACGTTGCTGACCCAGTATAACTTGCCAAAAATTGAGAAAGTAATGGTGGATTTGATCCTGTTACGTTTACGTTAGTGAATGTGAATGTGGTGAAATCATATAAACTATTGATTAGTGGTATTATTGACAATCCTTTATCAAATGTTATTGCCATAATTTATCCAATGTATGCAACCGAGAAGTTATCGTTTCCGTCAAATGAAATTTCTCCGGTTGCTACTACCATTTTAAGTGTATCACCAACTGCTAATTTAGAAATAGTAGAACCACCTGTATGATTCATGGTAGTATTTGAACCAAATTCAACCATTATTTGTGGAGTTCCAGTTACTCCGCCTGTATTATTTTTATATACTATAAGTTGAGATATCGTACCCAAACTATTTGAGTTTGTTCTGACTACAACATTTACTTGGTAAAGTCCTGCTATTGGTGCAGTAAATGTACCAGTTGAATTATCCCAATAATTTCCTTGGTTATAATCCGCACCTGTTTTACTACCAGATAATGTAGTTACTGCTGCCGTTCCTCCACCACTACCGGTTACTCTAAACGCGGGTCTATTTGGCATTGTTACAGAACCACTGTTTATTGTCATAGAACCTGCGGTTATTGTAATTGACCCACTGAGATTCAAAGATCCGGTAATTTCTGCAGTTCCGTTATTTTGTAAATATAAGTTACTACCACTGGTTAAATATAGTGATGAACTATTTGCCGTCATTGCGGTGGCGAAAATACTACCAGTTGTGACCGTTAATGATCCTGTAATAACCTGGTTACCGTTAAATTGATTTGACCCCGTAGTTGCTAATATATTGTATCCAGTTACTTGTACCGATGAGCTAACTGTTCCTATTGGTAATAGTAAATTACCGCTAATTGTGCCTTGTACATTTAATGACCCTGTAATTACGGATTCACCAACTACCCGTAATTCCTGTAATGCACTTCCTGAAAGTACAAGTGAACCAGTAATAATTTGATTACCGACAAATGTATTAGAACCTGTAGTTGCTAATGCACCGATACCAGTGGTGTTTTGCACCACAATTTGTGCGGAACTGGTGACCCACCCAGGATATTGTAATGATGCACTTACGGTACCACCAGGTAATAGTGACTTAACTTGAGCACTACTTGATACTGTACCTGCTGAAATACTTTGTCCCGCATTTAATGCGTAACTTGCTGTTAGTGATGTTTCTGCAACACTTGCGGTTCCAAATAATGAACCCGTAATTCCACTTGTTGTGTTAATTGACCCACTAAATACTGCCGGTCCAATATTTGTAAATGTAGATGAACCAGAAATGGTAAGTGAACCTGTTACAAACAGACTACCAGTAAGTTCATGTTGATTATTTGCTTTTAATCGTAATTTACCAGCGGAATATGTATCACCACCAGCAAATATGGTAACATTTTTATTTGCTGTTGCGGCGCCAATTATCAAGTCACCATCAACATTATAAAGATAACCATCATTTGGCATATCGTAAATATGCACACCAGAATAATTTTGTCCGTTAATACCTAAATCAATATATCCTGTGGTTTCCCCTCCATTATCAGCGGTGGCCACGAAATCGGATGATGCGGTTGAACCTGTGCTAAAATTACGAATATTGATTTGCAAATAGTTGTCTACTACCGCGTGTGCAGATATTAAATTATATGAATCTACGTATCCCGCATAAATTCCAAATACATCAGGTGCGTTTGTATCAAAAAATGAAGTTCCATTTAATATAATACTTGACCCAGTTTGATATAATAAACTTTTAGTCAAACTATTTGCGGTTTGCCACAATGGTAAGTAATCAGCAGTACCACCACGGATGGTGACAGCATGACTTGCACTTTGTACAATTCCAGGTGGTTCTGCCATAACAAACGTAGAACCAGTTTCGTATGTTCCTGCAAATATTGTGGTAAATCCCTCTGCTACGGATGCAGTAGCTGCGTATGACGATGATATCCCGCCACCGCCACCATTCATTGCGTAAGACGCTGTTAAAGCATATGAAGCAGAAACACCGGATAATTGATTAATTTGTGCTGAACTTGAAATAGTTCCTGCTGGCGTTATACCCGTTGCACCTTGTGGTCCTGTTGGACCTGTTGTACCTTGTGGTCCTGTTTGTCCTATCGGACCCGTTGCGCCAGTGTCACCTTGAACACCTTGTGGTCCAGTTGGACCAGAAACACCTTGAATACCAGTTGCTCCAGTAACACCAGTTGCACCAGTGTCACCTTTGACACCCGTTGCACCTTGAATACCTGTTGCACCAACAGGTCCAGTTGCACCAGTGTCACCTTTGACACCCGTTGCACCTTGGATACCTACTGCACCATCAAGATTAATTTCCCAATTACTATATGTTCCGGAACCTTGATATGTGGTTCTATTAAATACTAACTGACCTGTGGATGGATTATAACTGACTACTTCACCGTGTTGATGATTACTTAAATCGTATGCTAAAATAATAGTTTGTGCTATACTATAATCAAGATTTAAATCAGCTGTATATACAGTAACTTGCCCACTACCAGAAATTTCAAAAGAACTGGTTGTAGTGGTATGATATCTATCACCATCCAAACCAGCAACACCAGTTGCACCGGTAATACCCATAACACCAGTTGCACCGGTAACACCAATAACACCAGTTGCACCTTGTACACCAGTTGCACCTATTTGTCCTGTTACACCTGTTGCACCAGTAACACCTATTGGTCCTGTTTGTCCAATTGGACCTGTTGCACCTGTATTACCTTGAACACCTTGTGGTCCTGTTCCACCTTGTATACCTGTTGCTCCAGTAGCACCTTTTATACCAGTTGCGCCCTGAACACCAGTTGCACCTGTTTGTCCAACCAAACCTTGTGAACCTGTTGCACCTTGTGGGCCTGTTGGACCTTGTACACCTGTTGCACCTTGTGGACCTGTTGCACCTTGTGGACCTGTTACACCCTGAGTACCTGTTGCACCTTGTGGGCCTGTTGGACCTTGTACACCTGTTGCACCTTGTGGGCCTGTTGATCCTGTGACACCGCCACCAGTACCACCATTTAACGCATAACTTGCTGTTAACGCGTATGAAGCACTAATTGCAGAGTCGGCAACATTAATATACGACCCTGTAAGTAATCTTGAACGTACTACAACATCTGGTTTAACAATAGAAACTTCTGTACCACCTGACTTAACTATAGAAACGTCTATGTTTGGTATATCCAGTTTGATATCTGTCATCTATTATCTCGTAACAGCCGGACGAACTGTAAACGGCCCTTCCAAAATTCTTCGTGTTGTTTGGGTTTCCGAACCGCTGGTCAGTAACACATCATAAACATATCTACGTTGATTTAACATAGCGGTTTCTGTTTGTGTGAGAGCAAGAATAAAGCTCCCCGATGCGTATGGTGACATTTTAATAGCAGAAAATGTCGCTGCAATTTCATCGGTAGTATAATTTTCTCTAACTTGACCAGTAATACTATAATTTGTTAAATCCAACGGGGTATCCACACCACTATCAGATACAGTTACAAGTATTCTAAACGTTTCACCTTGACCAACATTTAGTTCAGTAAGATTTGCCATATCTAATCCAAATAAAAAGTAACAACACCCAATTATACTCTATATAAGTATCATTTTAATTGATACAAATAGATTTTATAAGTAAAAATCCCCTTCGTGAATATAAATTTCTCACATCACGAAGGGGATAGATACATCTATTTTTTAGATTAGTAGTTCAATATGCAATAATCTGGTTGGATTGTCAATTCTATTGATACGTTATCACTTGTATCTGACCATTCGAGGTCACCAAATGTTGCACGTGTGATTTGTGCACCCTTGATAATCCACTCTTCAACCTTATCACCTACTGGACCGAGAACTTGAAGAGTCAAATCCTTCTTATAGAATTCTGCATATCCATCACGACCTGTTACTGATTCGTGATGTAAACGAACCCATTCAATAACTGCTTGTGCACCAGATGGTACAATTGGGTCATACAATTCAAGTGTCATTTCTTGCCATACACTCATACCCTTAACGAAACGAACAGTATTGATGTGTGGAACTTTAATAGTATCTTGACGAATTTCTGGACGGCTGACCTTTTTTACAATGTAGGCTGGAATACCTTCAATTAACATCAGAAAGCGATTCTTGACCTTTGGTTCGAACGCCGTAAAGAAAATTTCATTTTCGGCTACGATATTATTTGCCATTTGTATCTCCTAACAGATTTCTTATAAATAGTCGGTAACTAAAAAATATAACCTATTTTATTATGCACCTGGGAATGTAGCACCAGTTGGGAGAATGTTGAAGTCCAACTTGATGAATTCTGCGGTCTTTGTTGGTTGGAGATACAATGAACCAACCAAAATATTACGGTCGATTACGTCTGGTGTATTATTAGTTTCGTCCATAATGACACGGAATGCGTATAAACCAGAACGTTCTTGAACATTTGCCAAGAATGGATTTACAATGTTGAGGAAACGGCGACGAGTTGCTTCAACATTTTGTTCAAATACGAGGAATCTTGCCGAACTTGCTACAAATTTCTTAACAGTGATTAACAAACGACGAACGTTTACACGGTCAAGAGCGGATGAACGGCGTTGAAGTGTCTTTTGTCCCCATACACAGATACCTTGTCCTGGGAATTGTGCGATTGGGTTGACCTTACCTTCGTACAATGTATCACGTTGTGCTTGTGCCAAACGTACCTTAACACCTGCTGCTCCTGGAATTCCACCACGATTTAAACCTGCTGGTGCAAACCATTCTGCTGAAGTATTATCACTGTATGCGTATACTTCTGGGAGAACTGCTGATGGTGGAACAAATACTACTTTATTTGTTGTTGAATCCACTACTTTTACCCAAGGATAGTATGCCGCGGCGTAATTACTGTCAATTAACGCTGCTTCTTGAACTGCGTTTGTTACTGTAGCGTTTGGTCCTACTAAGTCCATAATATAAAATGCATCACCACGATTTTGACAGGTTGTTAATGCATATTCAGAAACATATGGATGATAGTTGTGAATTACACCAGGTAAAACCAACAAATTAATATCATATGAATCAGGATTTGCAATTGCATCAATTGCCTTCTTATATGCTTGAGAACCATCCGCTGTAGCCGTACTTAAATCAAATCCTTGGGTATTTGTTGCGGTAATACCATCGTACATATTAATCAATCTTGCTGGATTTAATCCGTCAAATCCACCTTGTAATGGAATATCAAACTTTAAGAAGTCAGTTACATTTTGTGTTGGATTTAAGAAATCTGCCACCGCAACCGCTGTAGTTCCATTGTATAGTTCATTAGCTGCTAAGTTTTCCAAACTAAACGCTGCCCCAACTGTACTTGAACCACTTGGTGTTGGTGCTAATAGTGACATATTCGTATTTAAGAAATTTGGAGTATCCGTATATTGGAATCCATAATATTCTGTTGTATCGTATGAAGAAGATACACTGTATCCTCTTGCACCACTTGTACTCTTCCAAGAAGAACTAATAAATGTTGGTGAAACACTTGCAGTTGCAACTGCATTTACTGTTCCGTATGAAAACGGTGAACTTACAGCTGCAAATCCAAATGGTACTGTATCTGGTGAAAGGTTATCTACACCTTCTGCCATTTCCACACGAACATAATCATTTGTATTTGGGAAGTCACCTTGATAATAACGTTCACCAGTATTTGCGTCTGTTACTGGTGCACTATTACCAAGTACACGTGCAACATATTGTGGACTATCTGGATTTAAATTTAAATTATATTGTTCGTATAATACAGTACCATCGGTGATACTACGAACTTGTAATCCGAATGTTGCGTAATCACTACCAGATACCAATGCCTTTGCTGGTCCAACAATTGAAACTTTGAATGCTTTGTTTGCAGATGTACCATCTGTTAATGTATATACTTTAAATAAGTTGTGTTTTATACCACCCAAAGTTTGTGATTGAATCCAAGGCGTTGCTGCTGGTTGGTAAACACCATATGTACTACCCGTTAAATATAGTGCGTTGGCATTTAATGTTGCTGCCATAGAAACACTTGCACCTGCAGCTGTAATTGCTTCTGGGAACACACTGTAAAGATATCCACCTTTTGTTCCTGTTGGATTAAATCCAAGATAACTACCAACGTATGCATTTGCAGATGTTGTTGTACTTAGTCCAGTTCCAGTATTAGCTGTGTTTGCCGTAATTGCTAATGAAAAGTTTGATGGTGTTCCACTTGCACTTACTGCTGTTATATCACTACCAGAAATTGTTGGGTGTATAATTGCATACAAGAATGAACCACTTGTACCAGATGCGTATAGTAATGCTGGTGTGTGGTCTGTATTACTGTATCCACTTAACCCAAGAACACGAACAATAGTTGCTTGTCCTGATTCACGAAGATAATTGATTACGGTATTACCAAGAAAAGATTTTCCATCTGGTGTACCGAATACGTTTTCGAAATCTTGCTGACTTCTAACAACGGTTGGGATAAATGCTGGTCCCTTTGGTGTTGGACCAATAAATGCACCAGCAATTTCACCAACACCTTGTTCTAAAAAGCTAAGGTCACGTTCTTGGGTGAAAACGCCAGGACTAACAATGCGTTCTGCCATACGGAATCTCCAATATTACTTATTTCTCAGGGGTAAATACACCAGTTTCTATATCTAAAGAACCAATTCCATATTTGTTCATAAAGGTATCAATCAATTCTTTTTCTTTTGTAAGCAATTCTTTATATTGTTTAGATTGCTCTGCTAATCTTTCTTTAGCAACATTTAAATCTTCTTCCAACAAATCATGAGTTAACTTTAACTGACCAACTGTTGAAATTACACCAATAATTTGTTCACGCAAACTTTTAACAGATGATAATTCCTCATCTGTTAATTTTTTTACCTCACTCATAAAACCTCCTTAAATATACTTGTACTCGTATTATAAATATAGATTATTTTTGTCAAACACAACTTTTAACCCTCTTCTATCTCACTAAAAGTGACGATTTTTTTGGTAGAAAATCGTTGTTGAGAAGTTTGCATTATTTGTCCATATTTATCAAGCATTCTTTCTGGTATTAGGTATGCTTTTACATTCAAATTGAATGTTGTTCTAACTAATCTGTCTTGTACATTAGGTAATGTCGTGTCAGTTTTGTATTCCGGAATATTAGTTATAAACTTATATTTACCTCTATCTCCCCAATATTCGTCATCTTCAAATGAAATTTGCTCTACTAAGCGGTTCATCTGTTCCATATATTCTGTCCAAACGATACATTCATAGGTAAGATTGAAGTAATCTGGTGTTACCGTTGTAACATACTTCTTTACTGGTTTGATACCATTTACTGCTGCGAATCTATCGTATGGATTGTACTTATTCCACCCAGTTTCAAATTCACGTTCTAAATATTTGTTAACTGGGGAGTTTTCTTTACTTTTTTTCATACCGACTCTACGTAACATAATAATTGGTAGTTGTATTTTATCAAACTTGTCACGTAAAACACCATCTTTTTGAACACTCTTCCAACGTTCAGGATTACCGTAAATGATTGGAACTTTGATAGATTTACCATCCTGTGTTGTTATTGGTTTGATTCTTTCCGTCAAGTATTTTATCAAAGTTTCGTCAACCGTCATGAGTGTGACCATAACCGGAACGTCACCACTATTTGTAGTCGTATCCAGTCCACGATTTCTTACTTCAGTTGGCTTTATATTATCAACAACCTGTTTTACAGAATTATCAAATTTTCTTCCACTATAATCAGCCATTATGTGTTAGCCTCCTCAATTTGAATACCACTACGACGAGTTAAATGAGCGGAACAAATTAACGAGTGTGAATTGTATGGTTGTCCGGCAACTAATTGTGTATCTGTTGTGTTATCTATTTCATAGAATAAACCATTGTATCCAATAATATCACCTGTTTCCGGATACACTGCTACATTTTCCAGTAATGCTCTAACAAATCTAAATTCAACATTTTGAGTAGTATCAAGACCAAATCCGTCTTTCGTATCTGGATTTGTTTTTGTGTATTTAACCAACGCTTTTAATTCCACTGGAGTGTATCGTGCTTTTTCTGTTGCTTCGCCATACAAATTAACAGTAGTGGTTTCTAATGAAATTTTGTATAAAATAACGTCAACATCCACAACATCGAACACAAGTTCTCTGTTGATGTGTTGGAAGAAATTAAAATCTTTCTGGGATACGAAGCGTGGCATATTATCCGATATAAATTAAATTTGGAACTTTTGCAAACATTTCTTGCATCATTTTTGCATTTTCTGCTTGTTTTTTCATTTGTGCTTGTAATCCAGTTTGTTCTAAAGTATCACGAAGCTCTTTCAACAAGTCTGTTTGTTCTTGCTTACCTTCACGACGAAGAAGGTCACCATCTAATTTAATAATTGCGTCTGGGATAGGTACATTGTCGTATTTACCACGAACATTGCCGAGTGTATCTTTTGCTAAAGCCAAAGTAAATCTATAAATCCAGTTTTTACCAATTGCATTTATACTAAGATATGGAATATGATTATATGGAATATTTGAAATATCAGAAACTATGTTATCCGAAGGATTTACAGCCAAACTTCCACTTACTCCTGTCTTATCGTCCACTACCATATAATCAAACCAGACAGTTGCTTCTTTTTTAAATATTGGTGAAAAACGAATAACATTGTTTGATATTTCAAATGAATATTGACTCTTACGAATCATATCATTGATTTCGATTGCCTGAATACGGAGTAAATCTTCGTAGGCTGGCATCATCACGAAGGTGACTGGTGGTGAGTATCCGTCAAATCCGAATTCACTCATTAAGTTGGTTAATCCAAGACCCGTGGTTGCAAATGGGTCGTAGTAACGTGCGACTGCGGATGGCATATAGTGATACACACGACGAATTTCTATTGCTTTTCCGCTTTCACTGACATCTGCCCACAAAGTTTTCAAATCATAAGATTGTGTTGCAGTTGATGCGGAAATATATCCTTTTTTAACTTGTGTATTTCCACCAGATTGTGCTTCGGTTCCATAATTAGCAGATAATTTTATAATTTGCGGTAATGGTGAACCTATTACATTTTTTTGGGTTACGGCGGTAGATGTACTTAACCCTTGATATGTTATCATATTTTCACGAGCTAAAAATTGATTAACTTGAGAACCGTATGTCATAATTGCTTCTTCGAAGCAAGTATAAATCATTCTGTCAATCAATTCAACATCTAATACAGGATATCCCAGTCTATTAGCCACGTACTCAGCTACTCTTGGAGCGTCTTGTTGAAACGAAGCTTCGTTGTCAAATATACCAAATGCCGTTAATCCATCTGGGCTTGGTGGGTTTCCGTCATATACAATTGGTTCGTCACTTAGTATTGCCATAGTAATCTCATAAATGGAAAAACTCTTAGTATAAATAGTAGTTTACTTTATATAAAAAGAAAAAGGGGTGACCTTTCGGCCACCCCAGTTTCTAATGTGCTACCCTTTTACATCAATTAGATTGTTGATAATCCATCAATGTAAATCTTACCGAAGAATTCTGGACGTACGATCTTCTTAGCGTAGCGGGTCATTACGCCTCTACGTGGTGTGAAGTTGTTTGGATCGTAGACCAATGGAGTCATGATAAGTGGG